ATGGTGCGTAATTGGCGGCGTCCATAGAATAGGACCAAACGTAGCCTCTGGGAACAGGTCCAGCCAGGTCTTAATCGTCGTGGTCTTCAGCATGGGGTAGCTGTTTCGCACAATAGCCCACCGCGTGTACCGGATGCCGTCAATGGGGCTGGGCTTTTGCTCCACCGCCTTCTTCATAATCTTGGCCGCGCAGGCATATGACTTGCCAGACCCCACCGGCCCCATCAATCCCTGCACAAACGCATCAGACTGGAAGTAGTTGTACACCACGGGGCTGGTTCGGAAGTCCAGGTTCAGCCCAGTAACGGGCATCTCCTTGGCGCTTTTCTCTTTAGTTTTGGCCATTTTTGCTTTCTAGTTCAATCAACATATCGATGTAGTGTCTTGCCTTGCGCAAGTCAGACAAGCCGCCCTTAGACCGCCACCGAGTGCAGTATTTGATGACGTTGCCCTCAAAGAAACCAATGCCATTAGCGTGGATGTACTCAACCGGCTGGATCGCCCGGTCTTTGTAGTGGTCGCCACCCTCTTGCTCATTCATCGCGCTCATCATCTGCTCCCTGTACGTCAATGACATCACCCGGCCCAGTAGACTGATCCGGCGCGTGGACGTTAATCCCGATCACGCTAGGCTTGTCCGACTCCTCCGGCGTGTCCAGCAAGCCGCTCGCCTTGGCCAGGATGCGCAGCACCCCCACCTTGTCGTACAGCTCCAGGTCCAACGTGCTGTTCCCGTCCCGGTCAACCCTCACCTTAATGCTCTTGATCGACGTCAGAGCGTGTTCAGGTATCTGGTGGCTGGGCTTTACCTTCACGTTGCCGTCCTCGTCCCAGGTCATAATGTCTGTAATCTTCGTGTTGGCCATGCACAGCAGCGCATAGCTGACAGCCTCTCGGTTGCCAGCCAGCGTCGCAGAGCGCTCCAGACGACGCTCAATCGAGCGCGTCCCACCCCAGCCCGCCACGCTAGGGATTTGTCGGGGCTTTCTGCTACTCGCCATCAGAACGGGATGTCGTCATCCATCTCAGGCTGCTTTGCAAACCCATTGGCCTTCGCCTGGCTGTGCGCACTGATCTGGTTTGCCTGGCCAGGCTGCTGAACAATCTCGCCAATCGAAAAGCTCAACCACTTGTCACCAGCGCTGGTCAACTTACTCCACGCAGATACCCAACGCACCTCACCGTTAGGCAGCATTACCTTGCCCTTCAGGTTCGGATGCCTCTCTGTCGTCTTCTGGTCGTTCTTAAACAGCGAACCGCTGCCTGGTCTCATCTCATAAGCCATGGTTTTCTCCTTTAGGCTAGTCTACAAAATCCACTGAAAAGTGGGGAAAAATTGCGGGAAGTCCCCCCATCCATACGGTAAGGGGGAGGGGGCAAAGGGTCGCTTTCAACGCGCGCGTCAACGGGGGCGTTATTGCCTGCGCGTAGGCCGGCACGCACCCGCGGTCAATGCTCTGGCTGGGTACACGTTCAGCGGCCCCCCTCCTGGCACAGCAAGACACCCCGTCCAATGCCCAATCGAGCGTTTGGGTTTTGTACACCAGGCGATTACAGGCTCTAGGAGCGATTGCAGTGCTGGGTTGGTATGGTTGCCTACCCTCGGCCCTGTTCGCGCCTTGTGCGTCGATCTGACGCGTCCTGGAGGCATTCATGTCTTGGCATCCAGGTGCAGCTGCAGGATGCTGTCGGCCATCACACGCGCGCTCGGCGCCAGCCCCTCGGCCTTGAACAGCTCCTCGAGCGCGTCATACGCCTGTCCGATGTCTGCCTCTGTCATTCCATTTTCTTTTAATCTTTTCATTTCGGTTGTGCTTAACTGTCTATAAGTATCTATGTTCTTGTAGTTCGGTACAACCTGGGAGTTGTGATTTTGTATACTCAAAGTTGTTAATGGAGGCTCTTTCACAACCTCATGGTTGTTAATGTGATCCTCACTTATCCCCACCTTATCCACTGACTTATCAACTGACTTGTTCACAGGTGGCTTCTTCATCTTGGCCTTGATCTCTCGGACCAGCCTGGTCTCTTGCTTGGGCATTGTGTACTCCTTTGGTTGGTTAACTCTGCTCGACATGAGCGCGTCTCTGACCAGCTTGGCGATGCGAGCCTGGCCCTCTGGGTCTGGTTGCTCCTCGGCTGCCCTGGCGGCTCTCTCCTGCTCATCCCTGATGGCTGGTGGCCTGGTGTCTTCCTTCGGCCCGTTGGTCATGGTGATGGCCTCCTCGCCTGTGATGCTTGGGTCGTAGATAACCCGCAGGGTATCTGTGCGCTTACCTCGAAAGCCCCTGCGCATGACCTCCAGGTAACCCAGCTCTTTGAGCTGCTTGTACTGCTTGGCCAGAGCCTGCTGGCTGATGCCCAGCTCTGACGACAGCCTGGTCTGGCTCACCCATGTGACGCCTGCCTTGTTGCAGTAACTGCACAGCGCAGCCAGTGCCTGCAAGCCACCATGCGTGAGCTGCTTATCAAACACCGCCCTGATGGGCACCACAGCGACCGTGCGACGGTCTGGCGGGGCGTCCTTTAGCTCGACCTTGGGCCGCTTGGGTAGATCAAACGGGATGACCTCTGCTG